AGTTTGACCAGCAAATACCTGACCACCGATCAAATTGATCGGTCTGAACCCATAGGGTCCTGATACGGTAGGATAAGCCATTTAAAACTCCTAATTAAGTTTAGTTACCTTTTCCAAAAGTCACCGTGGATTTCTTCTCATTAAAGAGTGGCATCCGTGGATCATTCTGGCGCATAAGATTATTGTCTACAGCGTCCATCTGACTTTCGGCTTGAATTCGGTAATGTTTATTACGTTGTTCAACGAACTCTTCTGGAGTTTTGCAAAGCAATAACCCGCCAATCTCAATGTTGTCCTTAAAACGACTATTGGGATCAACTAACAGTTGAAACTTTGGTTGTTCTTCAAGTGCCACAGGCTCCCAACCTTCTCTTAGTTTCCCAGAGAGATTGCGGGGATCCGCCTGATTTAGCGTTGAAGTACGAATCCAACGATACTTATACCCAGCCTGTTTGTCGGGTTCAGGAAGCAATTCCGCTGGCGCCCACTGCTGAGGACGCTGGCTTGTTGCACGGGTATCTAATTCTCTATCTAATTTCTTAGTCATTCTAATTCTCCATTTTTAAAAGTTCACGGGCGTATTGCTCTGGCGTTAGACCTAACTTCTTAGCTATCGATAGCTGTGAAGTATTTAGCTTTATCTTTTTCGAAGATGTGCTACGGCTTGCAGGAGCGACTACGGTACTCGGTTTCGAACGAGGCTTTTCGTCTTCTACGTCCTCGAAATTTTCGGGGAATCGTTTACGCATTGTTTCGTCAATACGTTTGTAATACTCGTCAGTCGTGGCATAAGCCATCCCATTTTCCTTGACTAGCTTTTCGTGCAACCCAAGGGCGAGACTCGTCATCTCATCATCTTGACCAAACCAAGAGTTACGCTCTTGCCAAGCCGAAGCTTTTTGGTCACGAACAGGTTTTTCAGACTGTTGAGGTATTTTTACATCATTTTCCTCTTCTTGTAAAGAGGCTCGTTTATTAATGTTGTCAGCATAGTTAGAAGCTTTTTCAACCTTCATCCTAGCAGACGTCATTTTTTCTTGAGCCTCTACTAATCTGTCAGAGTCTCCAGCCTCATAAGCCTCCTTATATTCCCGCTTTGCCATATCTAATTCACGCTCTGCGGAAGTCTTAAAGGAATCAACGGCTACCTTTTCGCTGGTATTGACTTTACCTTTGAGAGCTTTGTTTTCTTCAAGAAGTCGTTTTGCCAGATCAATAGCCTCTTGATGCTCACGCAACGCCTTTTCTTTTTCACGCCTCTCATCGTGGTAAATCTTTTTAAAACCAGCAATTTTCTGTTTTACTTCGTCTGAGTATTCTTCTAGTTCGTCTTTTTCAAGACTTTCAACATACTCAGGTTGAGATTTGGTCTTCCCTTTATCTTCTGGTGGGGTGTCGTCTTCCACCTCGATATCAAGTTTTTCCTCATCTGGAAATACGTATTCTTTCATTTCTTGCTTGTTTTCAGACATTTATGGCTCCTATTTACGTTTAATACCACGGGGGTCGTCTACGATACCTTCCACAGAATCATCGTTGATGATGCGGAATTCACGCCCATGAATCACTAAACGAGTTCCAGCGTTGGGGCGTACAAGGATAAAGTCTCCTTTTTTGCACCAAGGTCCACTGGGAAAACGGTCTTTATCTTTATAGCAATCAGGTCCCAAATCAACTACAAATAGGACTGTTGTTAAAAGCTCATCAAATCGGACAGCTTCGTCTGTCTTTATGATGCCGCCTTCATACTCCCGTTCCACTTCTGGGATGGCACATAAAATGCGGTATCCAGAGGGTTTAGGTAGTTGTTTTGCCTTCTGTTCGTCCGTCTCTGGCAATACGGTAATATCGTTTACATCATCGGTGGTCGATCCGATTAGTAATTCAGTCATTCATTCTCTCCATTTTGTCTTTGAGGTCTAATATGTAACCCTTTGCTGTGAGCAGACCTCGAATCTCTCCGCAAACTCGTTGATACTGTATGTGATCCATGTTGCCAACCACCACAGCATTCTTTAATTGGTCAGCTTTTTCGTCTATCTGACCCATTAAAACGTCAATTTCTGTCATTGTTTATTCCTTGATTTAGCAATATCAATACCCATTCTGGTTGCCTCTAATTCACTAGAACGATCCAGCTTGTCCTTATCGGCAGCAACTTTTACTCCTAACTTGTTACCTTCAATCTCTACTTGGGCGGCAATCCGATCCCTCTCAACATTAAGTTGCTCTTGTTTGAGTTGGATATCTGCCTGATCTTTTTGGGCTTTTCTTTGTACGTCTTGCGCCTTGATCTGGAGTTCTTGCTGTTGCATTTGGATGATAGGATCTTGAGCCTGTTCCTGAGCCTTTTGTTGTGCAGCCTGAGCTTGATTCTGCTGGAGAAGTTGGGCAGAGGCTTGAGCCACCAATCTAGAAAGCTGGACTTCATAGTCCTCTGGAATAGTTTCGTCATCATCCTTGAGGTACGGTAATGGCGCTCCTAATTGCTGTTCCATCATCTGGCGGTACTTAAATCCAAAGTGTTCAGCTATATGGGCATTTAAGGCTGCTGCCATCATCTGTGCCTGTGGATTTTGTCCAATAATTTGAGCCGTTAATGGATCCTTCATAAAGTTCGTATGGGTAATAATGTGAGCTTCATGGTCTTGATATATGAATGCCTTTAGTGGTTTCATAGTTAAGACATCCATATTTTCCGTAACTGGATCTTTGGGCTTTTTGTCGTCTTCCAACGGTATAAGCTTTTGCGGGTTGCGGATCCCCAAGACATCGAGCATCTGGCGGTGGAGCTGCGGAAGGTTGTAGATCTGCGGCGCCCCTTGAGCCAGTTGGAGAACTGCTTGGTACTGAACGATCTTTTGCGCCATCGTTGCCGCATTTGGATCGCTGACAGGGATAACCGTGACCAAATCGTAATCCGACTGTTTCGCACGAGGACTGCCTTCTTCTGGAACATAGTTATATTCGTCTGGTGTGTAGTCACGGATAATTTCTTTTAAAAGCTTTAACTCCTGCTTCATCGAGTAATGAATACGGGACTGCACCGCAGACATGACCTTTAGAGTTCTTTCCAGAATTGCTAAGGTCGTGCCGACTGGAGAGTTGGCGGACATATCCGCAATTTTCATGTCGCCAGCGGAAGCGAATCTACGTCCTTCTTCTACGATAGTACCGAGTAAGGAATACAAGACTTGACTGGGTTCCTTGTAAGGAAGAGTCATTAGGTTGTCTTTTATTGCTCCCGAAGGAACGTCTACGTCTCTAAACTCACCTGGGGAAATCGGGGTGTCATCTCCCTTAACTCGCAAGCCACGGGTCTTAAAGCCACCTGGCAAGTTCGAGAGTGTTCCAGCATCCACGAGCTGCCGAATAAGACTAGTACCAGACTTAGCAAAAGCACCGACAAGGTGAATAAGCCCAAAACAATAAAAGCCAAAGCCTGGAACATATCCATAATGGACGAAATGATTCCTTTTTTGGTGGGTTTCATCTTCGGGTCTCCAATTCCTACGGATAGACAGAATGGTCTGTGTACCCTTTTCAATTGTTACAACATACGGAAGGGCAATGCCTGTCTTTTCTCCGTCTTTTTCATCTTCGTAGCCTGGAAGGTCTAGATCTACGTGCATCTCCAAAAGCTTGTAGCGGTCGTCCGAAGTCGCACGAAATCCCATCTTTTCGGCAATTTTCTTTTCAACTTCGTCTAAAGCACCACTAGGTTCTTGAAGATCTACGTCCCTGTAAAAACCTGCAAACTGAAGCCTTTTAACTTCGTTTTCGGTCTTTCTCATGACATGAGTTACACGGGGAGACTGTTCTAGACTGGAAGCTCCATATGGAACAACGATGTCTTCGGCAGGAATAAACATTGACACTTGGCGGTCTAAGGCAGGGTCAAAGTAGACTTTCTTAAAGGCGTTCCCTGATAGTCCTAATCCCCAAATCATTCTTTCGTGTTCAGGGCGGTACTCAGTCATGACATCTGTTAACTGGTAGTTCATATCGTCTTGAACTCGCTGCGCTGCGTCTTTTTTCTCAGGAGTTTCTTTCCCAATAATTACAGTTTTAACAGGACCTGCCGCTGGGAAAGTCTCCATGATTGTTTCAGCTTGAAACTTGACGAGTGCTTCGGACAGGAGGGGGTGGTAGACGCCACAAGCGCCTTCCCAAGGCTCAGTTCGTTCCTCAATCTTCATACCTAGGAGTTCTAGTCCGTCTACATAGGTTTGGATCCAGTCCTTGCGGGCAGATAAGTCGTCTTCAAAATCTCCAAGCAAATCTCCTGCAATTTCTGTTAATTCTCCTTCGGGCATATACTCCGCAAGGTTGGCGTCAAAGTCTTCATCGGATGGTTCGGCAGGTTCAATCTCAATCTCCATGCCGTCAATCCCAATTTTTATAGCTTCAGGATCTACAATCTCAATCTCGATATCGGGTTCTGTGGGTATAGAATCAATCCCTACTGGGGCTTGGTATAGACTTTTCTCAATCATAATATTCCTTAGTAATATGCTGCTTTACGCCTAAATAAAATAGGATCGTCTGGTTCGTCTGTATCTAGACGAATAAATCCACCTTTTCTAAAACGAATTAACGCCTGTGTACTAGAGTCCACTAAGTCATCGTGTTCTGAATTAGGAAAAGCTGCCATCTCTTCTATTACTTCTTCCGCCCATCGTTTTGCTGGCGCCCACACTTTACCAGACGCAAACAGATCTGACACCGAATTAATACGAGCTATCTTATCATTCCCCCTAGTGGGAGTAAACTCTTGAACTGGTATTCCACGCTGTCTTAATTCATATATTAGTGGGGAACCTGCTGCTTTTGCCTCCACAACGAAGGCGTCTGGCTCCCATTCCATATAATATTGGTACGCCCGCTCCTTTAGTTCTGGGAATTCCATCCGTTCTTTGAACGCATCTAGCAAAATAACGTTGGGATCGCTTTCATTCTCGTTCATATAAAAGACACCCCAAGTCGTACAGGCTGAATAGTCGCTTCTTTCGTTTTTTGTGAAGGCTGTATCCCACGACTGAATCACAAAATTACATTTTGGCGGTCTTTCTTCCGTCCATAGCTTCCACCATTCCCGTTTTACAATCGCTCCTTCTTCCGAAGTAGGCTGTTGTTGGTATTGGGCGTTCCATTTTGACAGCGGAAGTTCTAATCTCAGGGCTTCTAGCTCTTCTAAGCTCCAAAATTCGGGCCAAAGCGGGTTTCCAGAGGGGAGAATTGCAGGAAAGTCGATGATTTCCCACTCTTCCCCGTCTTTATCTATCCAGCTTTTGACGATTCTTCCCGTTAAGTCCCTTTTTGCCCAGCGTGTCATAACAACAACGATGCTTCCACCAGGCTGGAGACGCTGACGAGGTCCCGAAGAATACCACTCAAAGACTTTATCGTAGACTTCTGGGTTCGTAGAGGCTATTGCCGCCTCCTGCTCGGAGTGTGGATCGTCAATAATCAGTAAATCCGCACCCTTACCAGTTACAGTACCCCCTACACCGATAGCAAAATACTCTCCTCCATGATTAGTACTCCAGCGACCCGCTGCTTTGGAGTCCTGCTTGAGTCCTACGTTGGGAAAGACCGTAGAATAAACCTCTGAACCTACTAAGTTCCTGACCTTTCGTCCAAAACCGACCGCTAATTCCGCAGTATTAGAACATTGGATAATCTTTTTATCAGGGTACTTTCCTAAAAACCAGGCAGGAAGAAGAAAGGAGGCAAACTCAGACTTAGTATGACGAGGAGGCATATTAATAATAAGGCGTCTAGTTTTTCCATTTACGATCTCCTCAAATTTCTTAGCCATGACCTTGTGATGTCTGCCATCTATAAAGCTGGGCCACATCTGTTTAACAAACGGCAGAAAGTTCTTCTCCGCTTTCTCTCTCATAAGAGAATCTCGGTATTCCAAGGCAGTCTTTAGGAGTATCTCCTGCTCTTCTGGGGGAGCTTGCGCTATGAGCTTTTCTAAATTATTCAAGTAAGTCACTTAGATTCCTAAACTTAATTCCAGAAGGTCTTAACGTCCGCCGTTTATTTGCAATCTTCTTACAGGCACCGATCTTGACTAACTCGTTAATCAGGCGGGATACATTACTACGACTCTTATCTTTAGAGACCATCATGATCTCATCGATAGAAGGACTATATCCGTACTTCTTCCACCACATCTCTATGACAAGATAGATGTCCTGTTGGCGGGGCGTCATTTCTTAGCTCTTTCTATAACCCTGTTTGCCAGGCACTTAGACTCTTCTTCCCATATCGCCCGCTTAATCGAACTCATAACACGGAGTAGGGCTTCTTTATCATTCCTAAGAAGATACTTAAGTGTCTGTATAGCTAACTCTTCTTTTTCCAATATATACCCCCCTACCCCTTTTCTTTCCAAACATTGACGGGGGGTGTTTCTATATCTTCGCCCTTACTCTCTTTTCCTAAATTTGTACCCCCCACCCCCTTTTCTTTAGATTCTTCAAGGGGGGTATCAGGTGGAAACGTTTCCACTTCACTTTTTTCTTCTTCAGAATTATCAGGAAACGATCC